ACCGCCCCGAGGTCTGTCAGACCTCAAAGTGGTAGCACCAGCTCTTTTAGGCTATCGTACGCCAACGAGAGCGCTCGTTTCTTCTTTGAACACAGGATACCTTGAATATGACAACACGGTCCTTTCCCAACTCGGCTCAGGCTTCGTGGGCAGGTGACTATACCCTTCAAAACGGTACAGTCGGCCCGCTCACTGGCCCGAATTATTCCAGTGTAAACTGGATTAACTCCGTAACCTTTGGGGATAATATCCCCGGGTGGCGGAGCAATCTACGTGATGGCATTTCAGCCACTACGTCGATGGTTGGGACTAAGACAGAATACCGCCTGACAGACGGTTATATGCGGGTTAGTCGGCCTTTCCTGGCCGGCTTTCCCACACGAATCTATCTTAACGTGTTGACTGGGTCTCTAGCAAAATCGCTAGTCCCACCCTCTGGTAATCCTGCGAACATCGATCTAGCGAAGGCCAATGCCTTGGCACTCGGAAAGTTTAACCGGCGCGTTTTGGAAGTGCACCATGCCTTTGCAGGCGGTGTATTCCTGGGCGAGCTTGGTCAGACTTTACGTATGATCATGAATCCAGCAAAAGGTCTCCGGGGGCTAGCTGATGATGGGCTTCTTGCTCTAAAAAGAGTTAGACGCTTATCCTCTCAGTTGGTTGGCCCGGGCGGAATTAGATCCGTACGCAGTTCTCTGCGGAATCGCAGAATTGCGGAAAACCTTAGCGAAGCATGGCTCGAAGTCCAATTCGGTTGGAAACCCCTTCTGCATGACATTGACGATGGGTGCAAAGCACTTCACCGTCTTAAGTTACAGCAGTCGCTCAAGACACGCCGTTGTACGGCGCGATCTGAGGTTTCAGGGAATCCGATCGAAGCAACCGAGGGCCAGACACTATCCTTATGTGTCTGGTCCAATGTTGCCGTTACGGTTGAACACTGCGAAGTGATCTACCGTGGAGCCGTGCGAGTGGAGGCTAGGTCCCCTGAGCAGTTGAGGGCGGAATTACTGGGTTATGACCCAGCTTCCTTCCTTCCGACTGTTTGGGAACTTATTCCTTACTCGTTCTTGATCGATTACTTCACCAATATTGGTGAGATAATTGAGGGATGGTCCTCGCTTTTGACCCGCTTAGCATGGTGCAATCGCACTGTGCGGCGGAGCTATGTGAGGACGTTGAGCTCCCATGCCGATTTATCGAGCATTCAGAAGTTCAACCCGAGTGTAAACTCGGTTTCCTTTGTGCCAAGTGAGGGTGTCATCACCAAGTCTCACGTCCTAAGAGAGAAGTTCGAGGGGACTCGCGTCCCTGACTTCGTCTTGAAGGTTCCCGGAATGGGAAGTCTTAAGTGGCTAAATATAGCCGCTCTGATTGCGGGACGTAATGGTGACCGTAAATGGGTCTATGGCGATTAAGTTCCTAAATGGAGACCTAACATGACCAAGATCAAAGATCTGGCCGTTATAGCAGTGGAGAATGCGTTTGCGATGTTCCCGATCGATGCGGAGCGTTATGAACTCCACACCTGTCTTGGGCATTTTCTAGATTGTCCCGATATTTATCGGGATGATTTTAGATTGCTTCCGACTGGGGATCCGCGCATTCGTGAGTGGATACGTGAGACCGATGGCCGTTTCCTCCTATGTGCTCAGTCGTTTTGGACTGCACAACATAGCCGTAAGTCCTACCTTCTCTCATCTCTCGGCTTTGACCGTGCGCGGCGCTGTGAAGCGACGCTACGGTTCTGGTGCGAGGATGAGCGGTGGACTCTGCTATCAGTTGTGGGCCCTGACGTTCTTCAGCACAAATTGTGGGAAGCGGTCGTTAGGTGTATGCGTATCACCGACGTTTTCTTTCCACTGAGGTCCTCTGAAGGACATGGAGGTTCCACATGACGTGGGCACCTGCTTCTCCGGTTACCGGTGCACCTGAAACCGGCCTGACATCCCCCACTTATACAATCGTCGCCGATGTGGCGCCGGATGTAAACGGTGTGGCTCGAGCTGTAACAGTGCTCGGGGGCACCCAAACGGGTGTCGAGATCAGTTCCACCTCAAACCCGTTCACCTTGCTTGCCACGCGGCCAAAGGTACTTCGTACCCTCCCCGCGTTGTTAGCGAACGGGCAACTTCCATCAGTTCCTAAGAACACATGGGTCGTCTCCCTCCGCAAGGGGGTCGACGTCCTATCGGGCCAACCAAAGCAAATTATGCTTTGCAAGTTGGAAATCTCAGTACCGGCAGGTGCCGATACTGCGGATCCCGAGAGTGTCAGGGCTGCTCTCTCTCTATTCATTGGCTCCCTTTGGGAGCAGAGCAATGAACTGGGCGACGCTATTATCTCGGGGGTCATCTAGCTCTTGCTAGGTGGCTTATCCCTGATGAAGCGCAAAATTGGATGGCGGCCTTTTCAGGTTGCCATCTTCGTCCTGGCGGTCGTCATCATTTTGGATGATGACCCAACGATTTGGGATAAAACCTTGTCGTTGACTGAGAGAGTCCTCTTCGGAGGACTTTTCTCGGACTAGAGTGAGAGGCTTTTGGAGTTGTAGTTGAGGTGACAGACCATGGCAATGTCAGATCTGCTCTTTAACGACCTCATGCTGGATCTGGAGGGCTATCTCCCTACCGGTTTTAAACCCGGCCTGGAGTGGGGCCCTGACCTGAGTACCACTGAGGTGGCAGCTATCTCGTTGACAAAATCGTTTTACAAGAAGTATTCTACTTCGAGTGGGACGACGTTGGCGGGTGACGCTGTTGCCTTGGAGAAGTTCCGGCGCTCAAATGAGCGTTGTAGAACCTGGACTCTGCAGTCAAATACGAGTCTCGACGAAGAACTGTGTGGTGAGTTTCAAAACTTGCTGTATCGGTTTTTCTATCCCGAGGGCCATAACTTGGTGTTCCACATCAACGATCTCTTCGATCGTGGTAGATGTGGACCCGGAGCGGCTGTTGGGGCAAGAGGAGAGGACTTTTATACAAAGTTCTTTGACTCACCCCTCACTTGTGTTAACCAGTCCCTTGTAACCGCTTTTAAATCGGCGGTAGCTAGTCGATCATGCTCTACTTGGGGGACCGCGGAGTCCAACCGCGCAACCCTGTGGGGAGAGCCGACACTAGTTTCAGGTAGTAGGTTCAGCTTCGTCCCGAAAGATGACACAACATCGAGGTTAATTGCCATTGAGCCTTCGCTGGGAATGTTTTACCAGCTTGGGCTCGGCCGACTGTTGGAGGAAAGACTCGTGTCCTTCTTTGGACTCGATATTACTTCCCAACCGCAGATTAACCAAGAGGCCGCTCGTTTCGGCAGCGTGACTGATGATCTGGTTACACTAGATCTAAGCAATGCTTCTGACTCATTGGGCTTACCCATGCTAAGATGGGCTTTACCAGGGACTATCATGTCCCTTTTAGAGCTGCTTCGCTCCCCTCAAGGGAGCCTTCCTAGCGAGCAACTGGAGTTACACATGGTTAGTACGATGGGAAACGGTTTTACGTTCCCACTCGAAACCCTTGTGTTCTCCTGCGTCGTAGTCGCGTGTATTAAGTCTTTCCGGCATAAGCCGGAGAGACCATACATAACTGGGAAGTCGTGGCACGGGCCTATCGGTCCGGGCTACTGGGGCGTCTTTGGAGATGACATCATATGTCACAAGCTTGTTACACATCGTGTAACGAGGCTCCTCGGATTGCTTGGCTTCGAAGTTAATAGCGACAAGTCCTTCGTTGAAGGGTCTTTCAGAGAGTCCTGCGGTCGCGACTATTTTAGAGGTCGCGATGTTCGAGGCGTTTATATCAAACGACTTGATACGCCGGAATCTCGTTATGTTGCCATCAACGCACTGAACGTCTGGTCAGCCAAAACAGGGATTCCCCTGCCGCGGACGATCAAACGGCTAGTGGCTTCTGTTCGGTGGTTACCCATACCGCCGGCAGAAAACCATGATGCGGGTATACGAGTGCCATTCGAGATGGTTCGAGAGCAGTGTAAGGTTACTCGGCGTACGCAGTCGGTATTATACCGCCGGCGTCAACCGAACCCTAAACAGCTCACCATTCTTGACGGTGAAATTCGTGTACCCAAGCAGTTGAAGAGGCGCTTTAGCAATCCTGAAGGGTTGCTTCTCGCGTTTCTTCATGGCAGCGTTCGTGACTGTCGCATATCGCTCAGGCAGAGCGGTGTGCGATACCACACGAAGCAGGGAATAACCCCTTGGTGGGATTATATCCCTCCTACAAGCGACATTGCGTCGCTCTGTGGCGGGCCGCGCTG